CTCCGCGTTCAGGTAGCCGATGTCGGGGAAGTAAGTGATGTTCTTGACCTGACTGCTCAGGTCGTACCGCTTGTTCTGCTCGTCGCCCGGCGTGACGACGATCTTGTCGTAGCCGCCGTGCGCGGCTTCGTGCAGGACGCGCTTCAGTGCGAGGTCGGTCCACTTCTGAGTGTTGTCGACGTAGGGGCCGCGAGGGATGCCGGGCTTGTTCGGTGTATCAAAGTCGCGAACTTCGAGCTGCCCCTTCAAGCTATCGGGCAGCGTCTCGAAATACTTCTGCGCCTCTTCCTGTGTGTCGAAGGGTTGCGACCTGTTACCAGAGCGCCGGTTGTAGACCTCGTACTTGCTTTGGCTGGGCTCGGCGAAACCCTGATCACGGCCCTGCTGGCCCCAGTCGCTCTGGGCTTCCTCAAGGTGGAGGATCTTCTCGCCGCGGGGGCCTTTGCGGTCGGACATGCGGACGTGCGCGAGGACGTTAGGCTGCTCCCAGTGCCCCGCTGTGAAATGATCGGGGGCTTCGCGCAACGCGTCCATGGCCGCGTGGTACTCTTTTTGCGCCGGCGTCAGACGCGACATGATCTCTTTCGCCGCTTCAGGATCGCTATTATCCCCATATTCAGCGACCAGACGGTCTTTCTCTGCGCGCGCGGTTTTCGCTCTTGCCGCCAGCGCCGTGCGCTCGCTCGGCGTGTGCAGCAGCACCTCGCGGTAGTTCTCCCCGCCGGGGAGGGTCAGAGTGGGGTCGCCGCCGAACTTGGTATCCTCGCCGCCAAGCTGCGTTTCCCCAAAGGGAACCGCATTATCCTCAAGGTGCTTGATCACCTCCTCTCGGGGAAGGGCCTTCGAGCCCAACGTGTCGAACTTGGAGTGCTTCAGCTCGTCGGGCTTGATGCCCGGCATCGCCGCGTACTGCTGCGGCGTGGCCTTCTTCTGGCCTTTGGCGCCGATGATCTTGGCCGCGCCGCTGTGGAGCTTGAAGGGCGGGACAGGGCCGCCGGTGGCGCGTTTGGCGCGCGACCAGTATCCGTATTCATGCAAGCTATCGCCGTTCGTATACACCTCGTCGGCGCGCACGGTCTTGCCGATTACCTTGTACTTGCCGCGCAACGCACTCTCACCGTGCGCCCGCGCATACGCCGGATTCGTCGTGACCCAGTCACCGTGGTTGATGGTGTCGCCAGCAGTCTTAGGCACCGCGCGAAAAATAGGAATTTGCGCTTCAGGTTTACCCCTTACTTCATGCGCAATTTTCAGCGTCTGGCGATCCATGGAAGTATCACCAGTGCCGTAGTAGCGGGCCCCCTGCGGACCGTACACATCATCAGGGTAGACCGTGCCGTTCGCCGTCAGATCGTGCAACGGCGCGCCGCCGTCGGGACCGGGAGGCCGGTGCCCGCCGCCGTAGTCGTCGACGCCGCCGCCATCAGCATAGTGCGAGGGGCCGATGTACTTGCCGCCGCCGGGGCCGCTGTATCCGCCGCCGCCCGGAGACGGGTCCATGCCCCCGCCGGGGCCCGGGTAGATGTTGGCGATGCGACGCAGCAGGTTGCGCTGGTCGCGAGCGATCATGAGGGCGCGCTTGGTGGCGCTGCCGCCTGCGGCCTTGCCGATGTCGGCCTCGCTCGGATCGAACGTGCCGCGGTTGCCGATGGCGCTCTTGATCTGCGTCGGATCCTTCAGGATGACGGCGACGTTTTGCCCTTCGGGCGTCCAGCTGTCGTAACCCTGCGCGCGGAGCTGATCGAACCACTCCGACTGCGCCTTTTTGTAGTTCTGCGCGCCCAGAACGCCTTCAGGAAGCGGCCCCGTGTGCGACTTGCCCAGCTTCAGGTGAACCGGGATGACGCGGCTGCGTGTGTTGGTGGGGATGAACTTGCCGCCTTCGTACTTGTGACCCTGACTGTCGTTGTTCTCGGCGTACATCGACGCGTCCTTCGGGTCGCGTGCGAACCACGCGCCGTGCCGGCCGATCTTGAACTTCGAGAAGTCGACGTCCTTCGACGTGCCGTGATACCACCGCTCGGGGGAGCCGCCCCACTGCTCGAACGCCTGCTGGCGCCCGGGGCTGCCGACCGCATGACGGACATCACCGCCCCGCGCGTAGTTCACGTGCATGTCTTCGGGGTCGTACTGCCCCCGGTTGCCGATAGCCGACTTGATCTGCGCGCGCCCCGGCGGGTGCAGCGCGATGACCTCCTCGTCCTTGCTGGGATGCTCGCCGATGCCGTGGTCGTCATAGAACGCCTCGTCCTTCGCCGTGGCGTCGAACCCGGCCCAGAGGATCCCGTCATAGCCGTCTTCCAAAAGCATCTTGCGCGACTCTGACGAGATCAGCAGCGGGAACTCTCCGCTGCCTTTGGCGTAGCTCTGTCGAGCCCAGTCGCGCATGCTCTTGTTGTCGATCACGAGCGGGTTGCGGATGTCGGCATGCACCGGCATCACGTTGGCACCGCTCTTAAACTTGTCCTCGAACCCGCCGACGTGATGCCCCGCCGGCTGCTTGTCGGGGTACGGCGACAGCCACGTCGCGGGGCCGCTCGGCATCTCGTTCGCGGGGTTCGGCCCGCCGGGGATGAACGTGTCGAAGCTCTTGGGCGTGGCGTGGTAAAGCCGCAGGGGGTTGCCCTCGCCGTCGCGGATCTTGCTGTTGCCGTGCCAGCGGTTGAAGTTCTCCTCGCGCTCGGGCGTGCCGGGAGGAGAGAAGCTGCCGTGGCCCTCGCGCGCCATCTGGTCGGTCTTCCACGCCGCGCGCGCGTCGGGGTCCATCGAGGCGTAGGTCGACGGAACCTTGAGCGGCTCCGACGCAATCATCAAGGCGCGGCGGACGTCCTTAGCCATCCGACTTCGCCTTCGGCTTCATGCGCGCGATCTCCTTCTCGTGCGCATGCTGAGCCTCGCGCTCGCTCGTCGCGTGCGCCTGCGAGGCCTTGGTCTTCATCAGGTCGCCCACCAGACGCAGGTTCGCCTCCTGCAGCTCTGCCTGCCGTTCGAGGTCGCGGTTCTCGTCTTCCTTGAGCGCCCGCTCCTGCTTGAACTGCACGTCCTTCGCCTTCGAGGCGATGTCGGCAGCCTTCAGGGCCAGCTCTTGGCTCTTGTCCTCGGGCGGCGCCAGCCCCGTCGGGGGCTTGCTGGCCTCGATCTGCAGCTTGGCCTGCCCGAGCTGGCCGTCCTGCTGCAGCTTCGCCTGATCGAGCTGCATCTTGGCGGCGTCAGCCTGCGCCTTCATCTGCAGACCCTCGCGCTTGATCTGCTGGTCGCTGTGCTTGAGCTTCAGCTCCTCGATGCCCTTCAGGACTTCGGGCGGGGGCTGGTTCATGGCCGCCGGCGGCGCGAAGAACTGCTCCGGGTTGTTCCACCCCAGCGCCTGCAGCGCCGCCGTGTCGACGGCCTTGGCATCGTACAGCTGCGGGCTCATGCCCTGCAGCTGCTTCAGGGCCATGACCTTGATGATGCGCTGCGTGTGGCTCGCCGTGTTCGGGTCCGCCTGCGGCACCAGCGACTGCGCGTACATGTCGAGCGCGTCGCGGAAGGTCTTCTCGTCCCACGCGAAGGCCGGCTTGCGATTGCGCTGCCAGAAGCTCTTCGGGTTCTCCTTGAAGCACTTGACGAGGAGCTGGAACTCCTCGGCCTGCGCCGCGTGCATGCGCTTGTGGACGCTGTTCAGGATCTTCTGCGCCTGCTCGATCAGCGCCAACGTCGTGCCCACGGGCGCGTCGGCGCGGCCCTCGCCGACCTGCTGCTCGCTCGTGCCGCCCAGCCGGGATCCGGTCGTGGCGATGTTGTCGACGAGCGTCATCAGCGCGCCGCTCGGCTCCTTGTAGGGGAGCGGCATGATCGCCTGATTGAGCGGCATGCCGCCCGTCTTCACGAGGGCGCCGCCGCCCGGCGGGACGCGGAAGATGTTGGTGTTCTGGCGGCCGCCGGCGTCGCTGAACAGGAAGCCCGGGAAGTTCGCGAACATGCCCGCGTCGAGCAGCTCGCGCCACGCCGCGGTGATCGCGTTGGTCGTGTTGCCGAGGATGTGCAGGAGGCCGATGGGATAGAAGCCGAAGCCCGGCACGAACATGTACGGCACGAACACGGGGCGCGCTTCGGGCAGCTCTGCGGTGTCCTCGTCGTAGTTGCGGACGACCGACAGGATCTGCTTCGAGCTGACGTCGATGGTCACGCGCCACGGGATTTCGAGGCCGCTCTCCTTGCCCTTCCATTTGTGCTCGAAGCCCTTGATGTTCAGCTCGCAGTAGCACTCGAAGATCTCGCGGTCGCGGTCCTCCGGGTTCAGCGCCTCGGGCTCGACGCCCTGTTGCGCCTTCTTCTCGCGCTGCGCGCTGTCGAGATCCTGCGGCAACGGCGCCGAGAGCTGGATGTCGCGGTAGACGCCGAGGATCTGCAGGCGTTTCACCGTCGAGGGCCGCATCATCACGCGATGCGTCGCGCGCTTGGCGCTGCGTATGTCAGTCGCGGCCGCGTTGACGATCAGGTCTTCGGCATCAATCGATTCGCTGACCGGCCGGTTACGCAGCGGGCAGAAATACACCTTCTTGAACGAGAGGCCGCCGAAGCCAAGCATCAGCAGCATGCGGTCGGTGTCGGGGTA